GCTTCAGAAACATTACCTCTATCTTCGATAGCAGCAAATAATCCTTCAGTACCTTCAATAGTACCACCGTTAGCACCACTTGGCATTGAAGATAAAGTAAATGAGCTAAGAGCTTTTGCGTGTTTCTTAGACTCAATCATTGCCATTTCAGTGTAATCAGCAAAACGAGCTCTAGTATCACCTTCAGCTTTTAAGTACCAGTAGTAACCATTTTGTCCTTCTTCACCAGTAACTTCAACCCAACCAATTTGCGTAACATCAGATCCAGCTACTTCGTAGTAGTCTTTCATGATAATAGGCTTGTTAGTAAAAGTTTTGAACTTAGGTGCGTTAGCAACAGTTCTACCTTCAGTAGCTTTAGCAAACTCAGAACCAAATACAAATACGTTAACAGTACCATTTGCAATTCCTAATACACCAGTACCAGCGTCAGCTAAATCTTGTCTGTCATAAGGTAATACAGTTATGTGACCGTTTGTAGCTACTACTGAAACGAAACATCTAATTTCAGCATCAGCATCACTAACTAATACCATGTCACCAACTCTAATACCGTGATCAGTAGCAGCAGCTAAAGCATTTCCATCAATGTCTTTAGTTAACTCTATTGTTGATACGTTACCACCAGTTGTTGAAGCTGTACCTTCGTAAGCTAAGTGTAGTCTACCTTGCTCAGACCAAATAACTTGATCAGATGACATAGACTCTTCAGCTCCTACTTGTGATAGGAAACCTGAGATTGTTCTATTACCAAATACTTCAGCTTCCGCTTCCATTAAATCTGGTAAGTATTGTTGTGCCCAACCTTTAGTTGCTTCTGCAGTAAAATCAATGTAGTTTGCAGCTAAAGTTTGTTTTTGTGGGGCCGGCACACTATTTAAAAGACCCCCTGGAGTTAAACTCATAATTATTTATGTTTTAGATTAATATTTATTTACTTTTTACTTTTAAAACCGTAAGAAGATGTTGAATCATCGCTAAGCACTCTAAACTTAGGTCCGCTAGTATTGTTATTAGCAGGCATTGACTGTCTTGGATCCATATTAACATTTTTTGATTTTGCAATACTGTCCTTTAAAGCGTCTGCTTTACCTTGTTCATAAAAGTGATTAGCTATAGCATCTGAATTCATTGCTGTAAACAGAGACTTGTGATAACCCATTGCATCTGACATCATATTATTTTTATCTAAAAACTTTTTAGTAAAATTTGTTAAGTCACTTTGAGTTTTCTTTACCTCGTCAGCGTTTTTAACATTAAACCTATACCTTTTATCACCAACCTTATATTCAAACCCTTTAAATTTATCGCTAAATACTTGATTAGTTTTATTTACAAATGTACTAGTTCTATTGTTCGCTACTTTTTTGTTTTCTTCTTCCTGTTTATTGTATCTATTAAAGAAATCAATTGCCTTCTGTTGCTCACTCGTAAGCTTTGAACCTGCTTTTATTTCTTCATAGTATTTAGACTTTTGCCTGTCTAAGTGGGCTTTAGCGCTGGCAACTTGCTCTTTAAGCGCTATTTTTTTTCTTTTAATATCTCTTTCCTCATCTACTTCTTCGTCAATTTTAAATTGTTCTTCAATTAAAAAATCAACTTCATCTGCTGCTAAGTGAGATTTTGTTTGTTTATAGTATTCTCTTAATACTGTCATATCATCGTAACCAGAATAGTCTTGATTAAGACGTACATAGTCTTCTAAGTTACCACCAGTTTCTTCCATAAAGTCTACAACCTTTTGTAAGTTTTCAGGCAAAGCTTTTCCAGTTTCTTTAGCTTCTATTATTTCTTCTGCTAATTCTTCTGTTTGTTCTTTAACTTCTTCTGTAACCTCTTCTAGTACTGGAGCTTCTTGTGTTTCAGCTTCCGGTTGTACTTCTTCTTGTTTTTCTGTGGGCTTGGCATCTTCAACGAGCTCAACCACTCCGCTGTTGTCAGCGTTATCTTCTTTAACTTCATCTTTTACTGGTTCTTTTGTTGGTTCTTCTTTTGGTTTATTTAATTCTACTTTAGCTATATCGCCTTCTGGTTTAGCTTTTATAGACTTCATTTTCTTTTTTATTTTAAGTTTACCTACAGTATTGTCTACTACAGGTTCCTCTGTTTTGTTTTCTTCCATAATATAATATAATAATTAATAATTTTACATAGTGTCCGCTAAGTTGAAATCACCTCCTATATTATCATTACCTGCAGACTCAAAGTTTTTAGGTGCTTTTTCACCTTTTCTTTGATCAATCATTTCTGATTGTTGAGTTGCTTGTATTCTGGTTCTTTCATCTTTACGATCTTCTTTTGTTTGCTCATTATCTTTTGCAGCTTGCATTTCCATCTGTCGCAGTTGCATATTAAAGTCAAACTCTTGTTGCATCAACTGTTTTTTAACATTCATCTCTTCTTGCAGTTGCTGTATTCTTAGCTGAGCTCTTGTTTGTTCTAACTGTAACTCACCTTGTAGTTTTTGTTGATTAGACTGCATTTCAGCTTGTGCTTTTGCTTGTGCAGCTTTTTGATTAACCTGACCTTGCTTTTCCATATTAGCTTGTTGTAGTTGCTGATCTTTTTCCATTTTCTTTTTTCTACGCAACTTTAATAACTGATTAGCAAGCTTTAAACTTTTTATTTCTCTAATATCAATAGCATCTTCAAGTTCTATTATTCCTTTTTGCAAAGCCATTTGTATATTGTTTTCTAGCATTTGTTTTTCTTCTTCATCTGGCTGTAGCTCAATGTGTATGCCAAAATCATATAAGTGTAGTTCTTTCATTTCTTTTAACGTAGCTACGTTGTGACTTCCTATTTGTTGTACAAATGCATCAGCTGTTGGCGAATACTCTAATATATCAGATATTCTTAACACCAAAGCTTTGGCTACTTCAGAAGTTAAATATAAACCTGCTTGTAATATATGTCTTGTAGCTGTATTGCTATTTGCAGCGGCTAATTTTTGTGCTCCAACTAAAGCATATTTATCAGGCGTACTACCATCTCTAGCTTCATTAAGACCTGTAGCATCTCTAATCATTTGCATATAGTAGTTGTAAGTTTGTATTAAACTTTGCATTTTACCACCACCATTACCGCTAGCTATTTCCTGTATTGGCATTCTACCTGGGTTTTGATCACCATCAGCTGTCATTGATCTACCAATTATACTACCTGTTTGAAAAAACATATTTAATGCTTCTTGTGGATTATAGTTTGTTCCGTTACCTAAATCTATCTCAGCTAAACCATCAGCGTCTAAATAAATACCATCTGGTACCATACGTGACAACACTTGTTGTAGTTTTAAATGAGTAAGCTGTATCATGTCGGCAAAACCGGTTATTCTGCTAACTGTACTTTCTATTTTACCATTATATTGTCTTGGCGCTACAATGCAGTAATTCATTTTAACTTTAGTAAAATCGCTTTTAGGCCTTAACATGTTTTGTGCTAACTCCCACTTTAACAGTTTACCACTACCCAGTATCATTGCTCCATCATACAAAACTTCTATTGCTCTAGAAACTCTAGCATAAGTACCGTCCATGTTTTCTGGTGGATTAAAACTATCATCTTTTTCAATAATTTTATCAGCACCAGTACCAGTTTCTTTTACTTTATAAACCTCGTTCATATATGTTTTATAATTAAAATATAAAACTTGAACTTTGTTATCGTCATTATCTTCTTTGTTAGAATACATACCGTGAGAGTATTTTATAGAAGTTTTATTTTTAGCTATATCTTCTAGCTCTTCTTGGCTTAAATGTGGAAACTGCCTTACTAATTCATTTAATGGTATGTATTTTACCTCACCAACATAATATATATCTTCGTAGTATGGAGATTTGCTGTAAGAATAAATTAAATCTGCTGGATCAACATATTCTATAGTTGCACCTTCAGATGTATTAAAACAAGTTTTTACAGCGCCAATACCTAATACGGTTAAATCTCTATAAAATCTTTTCTTTGTTAACTCGTAGTTATTACCTTCCATTAAAACCTTTAAAGCTTGCTCTTCTGCAATTTCAATACCTTGCTTATAGCTTATTTGCATGTGCAAAGCTAATTCTTCTTCTGAGTCAGGTAAAGGTTGATTTGGGTTTTCTCTTGTTTCTACGTTAAAGTTTTGTTTTGCATACTCATCAAACTCTTTAGCATTCATATCTCTAAGCATTGACTCCATGTACTTAGTTCTTTTACTAACACCGTTTGTGTCTGTTGATACAGCTTTTACATCGTACATACGTTCAGATATACCGTTAACTAATATATCTACGAACTTAGGTATAATAGGTACTGGTTTCCAGTCTAAATTAAGATATGACAAATCACCATTAATAGATAATTCATCTTTATATTTTTGCACAGGTTGTTCACCTCTTGCATAAAGTCTTAGTTTGTGAAAGTCAGACTTTGTATTAATAAATTTATTTCCTCTTCTATTGTTATTAAACCACTCTGATTCTATGGCTCTACCTACTCGTAAACCATATTCATAGCTTAGCTTTTCAGCATCGCTAACAGCTTGGCTTGGGAAATTTAAAGTTGTAATACTCATATTAATTTTCTATTAATTTAGAATTAGTGCCAGTGTTTGAATATCTAGCTATATTTATATTTAGTTTAGGTCTTTGTACTGGTGCATTTGGTCTATACAAATGTCTGTTGTTTGCCATTATTGCAAGGCCAGAACTTATAGACGCATCATGCTTTGTTCTTTTATTTATATCAAATCTTGACCAGTCGTTTAATAATTCATTAAAATAACAACTACCATGTGTTCCATCTTGCTTCATACCCACGTGATCTTGTATATACATTTCAATAGCCGCGGCATGGGCTTGTTTTATATCTTCACTTGAGTTTGGTATACCACCTACTTCTTTTTCTGCTACAGATAATTTATTCCAAACTTTGTCAGGTCTATTCATGCTAAAACCTCTATACCCACGCCTTCTTAAATAATACAATAGACGAGGTTTGTTGTTCTCTGCAAGTAAAGGCATCCCGTAAAAAACTAGTGCCATTAGAACATCTTCAAAGAACATCTCTGCGGTCTGAGGTCTTGCTAAATACTCTAAGAAAAACTGATTAGCTGGTGCGTTTTCCATACTAAACTTTGTAAGTCCGTGCAAAGCACCTTTTGAGCCTTGACCATCTACCGTGCCACTAATATCGTAGCTATCACAACCAAAAGAACCCATATGATCGTTGCCAGGATATTTCGTGCCATTTTTTATTATTATTTTATTTTGTAAATGTTGTGGTGGTACCCAGCTAACTTTAAACCTACCTTGCTTGTTAGGGTAAAAAATAACTTGAGTATCTTTTTTACCGTTAATCCATTGAAAACTGCCTTGTGTTATACCTAAGGTGCTTGACATTTCTTCGTTGTAATCTATTTGTTCGTATATTTTTACCAAGTTAAATATACTATTTTTTGTCTCATCTCTAAACGCATGTTCTTCAGTGCGTGGAAACTGTCTATAAAACTCATTTAAAGCGTCTTGATCACCTTTTAAACCATCAGCTTCGTTTTGCCAGTTGTCTATTACGCCAGTATCAATTAATTCCCCATGTGGGTCAAACACTTCATCACTCGGATTATTGAAGACTGGGCTTCCGTGCTCGTCAATAAATCCTTCGTAGTTCCACTCCATTGGGATAAAAAGAGAATATAAACCAGACGCTGTCTGTCCATTTCTGTTTCGCTTAGTAACGTCTGATGCATTATATAGTTTTTTAAAGTTATCACCACCTTTATCAAGGGCGTTGGATGTCGAGCCCATCATACATTTACCTATAATTCTACTTCCTAACCTTAAACACGTTTTTGTAACTCGCCAGTTATTTAATATATTATCAGGTCTTTCCCACTTACCACTTTCATCATGTACTAACAGCTGAAGCTTTTCTCCGTCATAACTGTTATCACCTGTATTTTTCCAATCAATAGTAGTATCAAGTCCAACCAAGTCTTCCTGCTGTTCGTTTGCCACAATCTTTTTACGCGTGAACTTACTTGCAGGAACTCTATAAGCAAGTTCAGACTTAG